TACAGTTCGTTGCGATCAATGCGATCTGGCGTGTTGTTTGTAGCATCGCAGTACGAAGCATAGTCAGACAGACCGCGCTTGATAAGGATGTCATTCATTACGCCGTCAGCAGCAGTCTTCAGATTGTCGCGAGTCATCTGATCGTTTGGTTCGAACACGAACGGCATAGCACCCTTACGGAGTGTACGACGCAGGTACATAACCAGACGAACAACGTTCACACGGTCCATAGCGGATGCTGCTGGAGCAGAAGTCTTCTGACCCCAGACGAGGATACCACGACCTGGGAAGAACACGATTGGGTTGATGTTCTTGTCGTATTCATAGAGGTTGTCGCGTTGACCGGCGTTCAGATTTGTTTCAACAAATGTTGTAGCAGTTCCGAGAGTACCAGTAACATAACCAACCTTTGACACATTGAATGTCAGACCACGTGAGATACCTGCCGGAGCAGTCCAAACGTATGCTTGATTATCGCTGTAAGCAATAGTACGAAGTGCTACACCAGATGGAGCACCAAGAACATTGCGACCATCCAAATTGGACTGAAGTGCCCATGGGTAGTAGTAAGCAACAGATGTCTTGCTCTGGCGTGCTGATGTGAGCGACCATTGTGCTGTTTGATCAGCATTCAAGTTCACTGGTGTGTCAGCGAGAACCATTGCTTCTTCAAATACGTCTGTGCTCAGAGTTACGAGTTCGTCAACGACTTCGTAGTATCCTGGGCAGAGGATCAAATTGTATTCGTACAGTTCAGAGCGAACTTCAACGTTGCTGTTTACAGCAGCTTGAAGAGCAGTAACAATTGACAAACGACGCTGAGCGTCAGAAGCGCCGAGCGGAGTAGCGATTGTGACTGACGATGCTGTTACAGTGAACACATCACCAGCAGCAAATGCTGTAGCACCTGGAACGATAGTGAAGTTCAAACGGTTGTCATCAAACGGCGAGTTCACAGTGCCTGAACCAGCTGGTCCAAACAGGTTTGTTACAGTGAATGCTGTAGCAGATGTGAATGTGATGGTGATAACTTCTGGGACAGCAAGAGCGTCTGGACGAAGACCAACAACTGTACCGTTACCAACGTTGCTTGAACCAGCAGCGGCAGCATACACGAGATCAAATGTGAACTTGTCACCGCTCACGAATGCTGTAGCACCTGCGGCGATAGTGAAGTTGACAACTGAAGATGAGAATGGAGCACCAACAACACCTGAACCAATGTGTCCGCTTTCAGTTCCAGTCACGCCGAACGTTGTCGATGTTGTGAATGTCACAGAAATAGTTTGTGGTTTGACTTGTGATGAAGTAGCAGTGATGCCAGTCATTGTACCGTTGCCGATACCAACGAGCGATGGAGTTCCAGCAGCTGGAGTCCCAAGACTGATGAATGTTTCTGGGGAGTCATCGAGATCAACGTTAGCGCGAACAACATAAGCGCGATTGCCAATGCCGAGGAAGCTGTTCAAAGCGAGCAGACCGTATTCATTGCGAGCATCGCCGTGGAATTCATTTCCTGAAATATCATTCTGGAAATATGGAACGCCGAAGAGCTGAAGCGATTGTGACTGAGATGTAACAGTACGAACTACACCATGCTCAAGAGTACCTGCCGCAGCAGTGACGCCGTCAGTCTGTGTCTTGCCAGCACGAGTCGCCAGAAAAATCAGCGGAACAGTTGTTGCTGATACTGGGAAAAAGAAGCTCTCGTTGATAACTGAGACGCTTACGCCTGGGGAGATAAGGGTTGCCATATTTTAGTTTCTCCTAGAAAGGATGACAGCGTGAGCTGTTCTGGTTGTTCATAAGCTATTTATTAGGCGGGCAGTTTTTGCCCCTTTAATTACACTCAACTTTGAAGATTGAATGCCTTTACGATCCAGGAAACATCAGGATCATCAGCAGGATTAAATTCTGAAAGATCAATGCCAAGACGCTTGAGCAAGATCTTTAGTTCTGCCCGCTGCTTCTCAGATGGTTTCTTAACAGTGGCGTCAACAAATGCCTGTTTGATCGCAGGGAACAAGTAGTCTGCAACCCAAAGCAGTAATTTTGCCTTTGCTGCTGTCCCTTTTGTTTTGCCTGCCTTCGCACTCTTCATCCGAGTCTCTAGCTCTTTCATCGCCGATTCACTACCGTAGTCTGTGAGGAGCTGAATGACCGTCTTCTCAGCATTTTCAGGAATAGTTGATGTGGCGTCTGCTTTGCCCATCACAGCAGCAAGTTTCTTCAAGTACAGATTTCGTTCAGCATCCTTGTCGCAGGCAATTTCAAGTGCCGAAACAAAGCGAAGAATCGTGTCCTTGATCTTAGCGAAGTCCTTGTGATAGTCCGAATTGCCGACCATGCGGAATTCAAGGTATCCATATCGCATCTTAGAAATATTCACCGAAGCGTACTTTGATTCAGAAAGACTTTTCTTTGCTAAAGCAATCATCTCATTCGCTTCAGTCGGCAAACTATGCCCATGAGCAATCGAGTTGATGATAGATCGAATTTGTGGATTAGTGTATGAGTTCGCAATGCGATCAAACTGTTTAAGAACGTGTGACTCGCCCATGAACAATACAAGTTTCACAAGGTCAACATCTTGAATATTCGGCAAACTCAGATTGGCGTGAAATCCAGTTGAGATGTTTGTTTCGATGTCCTTGTCGATCATCCAGCCAAACACGCTCTCAAGGTCGTTAAGTGCCTGTCCTAATGGTGTTGGTGGCGAGATAATTTCTACGCCCATGCCCTTACCTTCAATGGACGTGTCTTCAGTGACTAACCAAATTTGACTCTTTGGGTCATACTTACGACGCGCATCGCCAGGGACAATCGCTTTGAGACCGAGATCGCTGTTCATTGAACGTGCGATCGCCCCATAAACTTTTCTAGCGGATTCAGCTGAAGGATACTCCGTGTAGATCGTCGAGCTATTGTTCAGCAAATCACTCGCCCAACCGTATCGTGGTTCGATGTCATACTCAGAAATAAAATTGCGAATACCGCCGTGGTCTTTGACAAACTTTAAGAATCCCCTGCCGTAGATGTCAGTATCTTCTTCGTCATTCTCTTCTGCCCATGAAGTAAAGTCTCTGTCAAAAGATTGTTCCTCTCGACTAGACACGACAAAGTATTTCGTGATCTCTCTGAATGTGTCTATGTCACGAAGAGACATGAAGTCTGGTTCTGCATTATCGTTGACATGGTCCATGAAGTACGATTCAGAAGGCACAACGCACTCAATCTCAAATCCAGCAAGGGTATTTGTATCTTGACGCGCAGCGACCTTTTTGAACTCCGAAGGGTTCATCGCCTTTTCTGAAAGGAACTGTTTGAAACTGATCATAGCGGCATTGGTTCAGAAGGTGTTGGACCTTGTGGAAGTGGCATTTGCTGGGTGCGAAGTTCCCATGAAACACCATTCCAAAACATTAGATTTTCTGTAGTTGTGTTGTACCAGAGTTCATCGCGCTTTGGATCAACAGGAGCAGTTGGTCCAGAGTAATCAGCATCGGCAATACTCGGGACAGGTGTGCTGTCGAATGTGACACGCGCAAGTGGAGTCCCGAACGGCGTAATCTGTCCGTCTTCATCAACTTCGTTAATTACCATTTTTGCGAGGTCACCAATTTGGATAATGATCTTGCGAACCAAATCGTCCTTCACACCCATCGGGATGCTGAGATAGATCGGAACTTCGAAAGACAAAGTCCAAACAATCATTCGACGATCAGTCGATGCCGGATAGTTCTCTTCGTTCGAAATGTCTGTGAGTTCGACTTTGGTAAGTTTAGTCCAATCAAATGGACCGTCGCTCTTTTGAATCTGAATATCTGGGTTGAACAATACTAGAATCTGCTCAAGAATCTGATCGCGCTGAAGCGAGTTGGATGTGTAGATCGATAGCTCGATTGTCGCATTGTACGGGATTGGCATTGAGCGCTTGACGACTGTCAAGTCATTCGGAAATACACCACCAACAGGGAGTGTGACACGCTGATCAAGGAATGCCTGGACCTTACGACGTTCTGGCGCGATGGCAAGCGATGCCAAATGCGCCGACATCGTTGGAAGCGAGAACATTCGATTCTGAGTATTGCCTGCCATCAATGCAGCAACGACTCGATCTTTTTGCCCAATAACAATTGGGACGCTAATCATTTCAGTCTCGCCGCATTCGCCCCTGCCTGTTTGAACTTGTAGTCCATAGAAGATACTTACGAATTGGTATAAATAAGAACGTAATTGTCCGCTAAATTGAAAGTGATTGATCATGCTTAGAAAATCCTTGGAACCCGCATCATCTATTTATAACATGCTTCAGCAAGTAGATGCCGATACAGAAAAACTTACATCACCAAATTGCTCGAGTCGCAAAAGCGTCAAGCACCTTTGTGCAACTTTGAGGGGATCAGGTTATCTTAAAGACTTTAATTCGTATGCCGAACAAGTTGCTGCGATCCGCCATGATCACGTGTCATGGCCTTTATGCCCGCTGTGCGGCACTAAAGTCTCTATGTTCAACGGATTTTTCGTTAAGTTCTGCAGCAGAAAATGCAGTAATAATTCTAGTGAAACTATAAAGAAAAAAGAAAACACGTGCTTAACGCTTTATGGGGTGCGGCATCAATGGTGTCTTGGCGAATTGAGAGATCAAGCTATATCGTCGTATATGGCACTGAATGGGTATAACAAATCGACAGCAGGAAATGAGAGGCGGATGAAGACATACATTGAAAGATTCGGCGCTCACCCGATGCAGACTGAGGGGGTTTTTAATAAAGCCATAAGAAATAGGCTAAACAAAAAAGATTTTATACTTCCATCTGGGAAGTCAATTGTTCTCATGGGGCACGAACCAAAGGCATTAGAATTTATGCTTAATGCTAAAATGATATCAGAGGAAGAACTTGTCACCGAAAAGCTCCCTGTAATAAAATACGGGCGAAGAGCATATCATCCTGATTTTTGGATACCTGAAAAGAATCTTATCATCGAAGTAAAATCCGAATATACGGCATTCTACAAACAATACCTTTCAACGAATATCTTAAAAGAAGAAGCCACAATAAAAAGCGGATTCAATTACGAAATCTGGATTTGGCACCCAAAAACAAAAGGCGTTGAAGTTCTTAAAACTTTCAAGAATCGAGGTCTTTAGGCAAATCAAAATCGTCAAGTGTTACTTCCATAGCTTCTTTTCGAGAATACACGTGGACTGCCTCGCCAACCTGATAGTCGTTCTCGTCTTTACACAAGATCGTCCAACTACGAATACTTCGATCGTAGAAACGATCTAAAGTATACTTTGGAGCTTCTTTAGTTTCTTCAGCTAAGAACTGTTTAAACGTAATCATTATTTTGCCTTGCTATCGACCATTTTAGCAACGTGGTTTCGACCGCCAACCAGCTTTTTAACAATAGCGATCGCCTCCTCGCTAGACGAAGCGTAAATGACTTTTGTCATTGACGACAGCGGGACTTCTTTATTCGCCCCGTGCATATCATAGGTGACTTCCCACTTGCCCTGAGCTTTTTTTGGATCGCTTAATTCAGCGAGAAATTGTTTAAATGATTTCATACTACTACCTTTGATGTCAGTGGCATTGTCTGCGTTCTGTTTAGAATCTCTAATTGCGATGGGCGATGAGCACTTCGTTCTTCGCGGCGGTCGGTCTCTACGTAAATGTACTTGTTCTTGACACTACTAAACTTGTAAAGTCTTGCAGCAATCTTCATCTTTGGATCGTACTCGAGTCTGAAATAAGTTCCATCGACCGCACCAGCAACATCAGGCAACTTGAATCCAGTCTCGTAAGGTTGCCCATCAGGCGGCAGACCGTCCTCAACATAAGCTCCAACACCGTCGTAAGAACCTGGTTGATTGAAGCGATTCGTGCCCGATGCCTGCTCCCGGACGTTCGTACCAGTCTCAGGAACGGCGATAACCGCCGCTGCTTGGTTTGCCTCAGTAGTAGTCAACGGCGCAGTCTGGATTTGCTCTACGCCTTCAAAGAAGCGTCCGTCATCGATAATGTATTTCTGCGTGTCGCCAGTTCCGAGAATGTCTCGGTGTTCTTGTGATGGAACTAGCTGCTGCGCCTGGAAGCGATACAAAACCGGTTTCCATGCTGTGGTAAATCCTTCAGCGCTCCAGCTAACGTCATTCACTTCCAAGAACTTACGAACTGGGCGAAGATTGTGGTCGTACTGAAGTTCACTTGGAATTTCTAACACGTCACCGACAACGATTGGACGTCCAAGCGCGCTGACCATTGTCGCATAGCTTGTCGTGAATGTGTAGATGTCGGCAATCTGAAAACCAAACTTTGAGAGATCGCTAACAGCATCGAACGGCGTGTACGCTGCCTTAATATGAACAGACGCCTTTGCGTAGTCACGATCTCGATTCTCCATGTACAGAGTGTCTTGAATATCATCAAGGCGAGTCTGCTGGAAATCAAACAACTCTAACTTGTCAACAACCCAAGAGTCTCCTGACATAGTCCCAGCAAAGCTAGTTGGGACTAGGCGCCAATAGCGTGAAGCAGCAGATTGCTTAATTCGAATCAGCGCTGCTGTTGGAACATTAGGAAGATTCACTACATCCACACGCTGCCATTCAAGTTCTACAGGGGCAGAGAACGCGTCATTGATCGCAAACGGGATTGTACCAGCAGTGATAGTGAATGATCCAATTAGCGAATTGAAACGAACGCCAACTGTGGCAACGCCAAGAACAGATGTTCCACCAGCGCCGGTAAACATTACGGAGAATGTAGTCGGTGTCAATGCCACTGCCATGAACATGCCTGGTTTTGGAGAGGCGCCGGATGTAAATGATCCGAATCCACCGTTGCCAACACCACTAAAAATCACCTTGAGCGGATCAACTTTGTATCCGCCATTGCTGCGATCAACACGAACTTGAAGTGCTCGAGTTGTCGCAACAGTACCTTGTTGAATCCGAAGACTAGTGATGTGAAGAGTATTGTTCACATCAGGCGCATTTTCCGGTTGACCATAACTAGTAAGGCGGATGCCAAAATCGTAGCCGATATATGCCGGAGCTTGCGTCACGGACAAGCCTGTTTCGGATGAGGTCCACGCTCCAGCAAGTGAATCAAATGCCAGCGCTGGTGTTCCAGAACCAAGCGCTTGACCAGCGCCAGTAAGATCGACAAGACGACCCTGCTCGTGTACGCCAAGAAGTTTGAAGACATTTACTTCAGCGCCAGAGATATTCAAATTTTCTGCGGCAAGACTTTCTTGGTATGAATTTTCGCTGCTGGTATTGAGGTCGTTTGAGAGCGACCAATCGCCAATACACAACTCTGGCGCAACATAAGGATTCGACGGCGCAGCAGGCGGCGGTGTAATACCTCCGTCTGGCGTTGTCGGATTATTAAAACTGCCTGCTGCGTCAGGACATTCGTTGAGTGTTGTTGGCATTATGCTCGACCTATAATACGGAAACCATTAGCAAAATTCTTTCTTAATTCCGTCTTATACAAGGCAGTTCCTTTGATATTGTGTTTTGCCGAAAACTCTTGTAAGTTGCTAATCAACTGGACATTCCCTTCAGCGTCTTCAATTTTGTATGTCTTCACTCGACCCCACGTGCCTTTGCGCTGTCGCTCAAGCTTTTGTTCAGGTGTTTGCTCAGAATAGTATTTACTCTGCCCGGTCTTCATACGGTCAAGTTGTTCAGCAGTTCGCTTATGCCCTTTTGCTTTGATTGCTTCAGCTCTCTTGGCGATGTGTTCTGGCTTGTTGAGCTTAGCTATGTGGTTAGCTAAAACATCTGGATCAGCTTTTCGGCGAGCCCACATATCTTTAGCGACTGCCGAGATCTTAGCACGTGCCTGTTCTTTGAGAACTTCTTTCTCATATAGGGGTGCTGAGCCCCCAAGCATCAAGTTCATGCAACGCGCATCCTTTAGCCGATCTTCATTTACCAGTTCGGCTTCTCTTTTGATCAACGACGCCCGATCGTCAAGATGTTCTAGGACTTCAGTGATATGGTTCTCTTTACCATATCTTTTGAGCGATCGCTGAAGATGAACACCAGAACCCTGATAGCCGTCGTTGAGATCATCTGTCGAATGAATACCGATATAGTAGTTCCCAGATGTGATGCAAGTTGTCTTGTAGATGATGTGGTGCTTTCGATCTACAATCTTATAGGCCCTTTTCTTCTTTTCAACCTTCTCGACTAGAGGATCAGCTTGAACATCAGATGATGCAAGTTCTTTTTTCCTAGCGATCAGATCTTTGCGACAGCCGAAGTGTTCAACAACCTTTGGAGAGTGGTGATCTCTCCCGTGTCGTTCTATCGACCACCAGAGCTTTGACCCAGTGCCGAGATGTCCATCGGCAAAATCATCGGTACTGTGAATGCTGACGAACTCACGACCCGTTACAGTGCAGGTCGTCTTGATAAGAACATGGTATTTGCGGCGATCGGCACGTGTCATATTTGTCTCCGGTAGTTCTTCTATTTATGACACTTTCATTACGCATCAAACATTTATTTCTAGGTTAGCTACCCAATGAGAAAAGAAACATTACCTTGTCCAACATGACCACCCCACTCGAAGTCAAGAGCCGATTGCTTTAACTCGGTCATATCTTGACGTGCTTCAGAGATAAGCATTTCACCGTTCAGCGTGATAGTGCCAGCCGCGCCAGGAGTTCCAGAGCTGTATTTGCTTCGGATCATTCCGAGCTGCATCTTACATTCAGCAAGTGCCCAGTTCTGAATAAACTGTTTCGACCAACGATCAAGAAGAAGTTCTTGCTCTGGGCGTTCCATCAAGCACTCGAGAATAACTTTCTCGTTGCGATCGATTTTGCGAGTGATGAACAGTTCGCGACTTGGTTCATCCCACAAGAATGTAAGATCGCCGGCAAAGAGACGCTGGAATTCTTCAGACAACGAACTCAACATATGCATAGACAGAATGTCAACTGAAACTGCTGAGTAGTACGATGTGAGAATACCAGATGACCAGATAGCATCACTACCGCCAATTGGCTGAATACCGAGAACGTTCAGACGGTGAACTTTTGAAACACCAACGATGTGATCTGTGCGGTCAGTTGCGCTGTTCAAATAGTAAGTTTGCTGTCCAGCGAGAAGCGGATACATTACGTACTGAAGACGGTATGCTCCGTCGACCCACATACGATAGTTGTCGAGCGCATTGTCGATAGCGATATTGAATTGCTCTTCTTTCAACTCAACGCAAGTTTGCGGCCATCCAAGTTGTCCTTGAAGAACTTTGATCAGACGAATACGCTCATCGTAAGAACCATCAGTGCCGATTGAAACTTTGTCAGAGACAGGAGTTCCAGGCTGGTCGGTGTTTACTTGCTTCCAAGTAGTGCCATTCCAAGCATCAAGCGATTTTGTGGAAGTGTTGTAGAACAACTGTCCAAGACTTGGTGTCGGAAGATCAACTGGTTCGAGTGTCAGCGGCGTGATGACCGCTGGAATAATTCCAGAACCAGTATTAAACAGAGTTGTTGTAGAGCTTGGATATGCCCAAGCAAAACCATCCCAATATTGAGCACGTTGATTTGTGTAGTCCCAAACCAGATCGCCAAGTGCCGGTGTAGCTGGCAAGTCCACAAGAGCAGAAATAGACCCAAGTGGTACAAAACCAGGTGCTGGGAGCGAAACTCGAACTTGGAAGTTTGCTGCGGTCGCTTGTACCCATTTGACACCGTCAAACACCTTGAGAACGCTTGAACCAAATAGGTACGCTTGTCCAGCGACGCCTGGATTTGTTGGACCGGTTCTGATGGCATCAGCTCTCGTCGGAATCCAAGATGTGCCGGTCCAGTATTGAACAATGTTCAGCTGCTGATCGTGGTACACCATTCCGAGTGTTGGTGACACTGGCGCTTCTGGCAACGACGGAATATTTCCAGTGTAGCTTGAAGAATCTTTTTCAATTCGCGACGCTTCCAAAGGATACGACGCAACACCCATCGGGTAGTATTGAAGGATGTTCGTGAGCGGGTGAATTGTAGCGTAGTAAAGAGTACTTGCTACGGTGTTCGTGATTGTGACCGTGAACGAAATGGTATTCGTCGCAGCGTCAACAACACCTGCTGGAAATGGTTGTCCAAGAATGTCAGAATAGAAGGCAATGGCGTGAGCGCCAGTCGGTCCGTACAGCGTATCTCCGGGAACGGCAAGATCCGTAGATCCGGCATACGACGTACCATCTACTGGATAGTTATTCCCGGTAATTGGTTTCTCGTTGAGAAGAATCAGTGCGCCATCAACGACCGAAAGGTCATTCGGTCGAGTCACCTTTAACTCAATGGTCGTTGGCGTTGGGCGAGAGATGTCAAGTGTGAACTGACGTGCTTCCACCCATAGGTCATGGGTGGAACGTGCTGAAATATCTGATGCGCTCATTTGCGTCCTAAACTTAGAAGTTGTTTAGGTATTTATTGTTTCAAGGCAGATAAGTAAAGGTATGCAGTACACACTTCACACCTTCAGACCTACTGAAACAATCGACGCAGTGATTCGATTAAAGGGGCGTCACAATCTGACGCACTCGGACCTTATTCCGTTGCGGAAAGCATTCGATGATCTAAATGGATTGATCGTCCCTCGCCCTGGGATGACCTACAAAATTCCACTACCGTTTGATGCGACCGATGATTTCGGGAACATCGTGGACACTACGCCGAAGCTGGTCCACGATGCCGAGGGCAATCCGATCTACGTCTGATCCTACTTTTGTAGGACCTTCATAACGATTTTTGCGATGTTCGCAGCATCGTCAGCGCCATTGTGGTGTCGACCTTCTAGGGTTAACCCATAGTAGTTCAGCGCTCGTTCCATGCCCATCTCGCGATTCAAACCTTCACGAAGCGCCATCAACGTCTTCACATTGAAGTGACCTCGCATTTGCGCGAAACAGTTATCACGTCGATCGATGCCATAGAGATCTCGAAGACCTCCCCTTTGCCCGAGTTCAGATGAGAGTTTGACACGATCGTACTCACCGAAGCTGAACCATACATGATCCTTCGTAATGCCGTAGTCGCTCTCTATCGCCTTGAGGGTTGAGATCATGTCGGCACCTTCGTCCACATCTTGTTGTGTCCAACCGGTGAGTTGCGTACAGAACGGCGAGACTTGAGTGTAGAGTGGTTTGATCACGTACGAGCAAACGTTCTGAATGCCACGTTGCTTGTCAATTTCGCAAATGCCGATCTCAATGATCTCGTTCGGGCGATCGCCCTGCTCCTCGCGAGTTTCCCAACACGTGGATTCCACGTCTATGCAATATATTTTACTTAAATTAGCACCCATCAGGTTGCCTCCATATCAGGTTTTCAGATAAATAGACATGGAGGTAAGTTATGCCATATGTCTATCAATACATCGATTCTATCACACACCAACCGTTCTACATTGGAAAAGGAACAGGTTCACGAAAAGATGTTCACCTAAACGAAGCGAAGAAGGCTTTAGAAGGAAAGCTTCGCGGGCGGCATTCTTATTGTGTAAACAAGATCATCTCGCTGCTGCTCCAAGGGATCACACCAAAAATTGAAATTATCCAAGATGATCTTTCTCACAATGAGGCATTTAAGCTTGAAGAGACGCTGGTTAGAAAATATGGACGCAAAAATCTTGACGAAGGCGGGATTTTGACGAACAGGGCTGTTGGTGGGCTTGGCAGTAGCGGCTTCAAACAAACGCCAGAAATGATTGCTGCGATTATCGCAAGAAACAAAGCATCAAAAGGAAAATTAAAACCTGGTCTAAGTGCGTACATTGCAGCCAATCCAGAAAAGCATATTAGTCGAAGGCAGCTCGGAACGAAGCATACCGAAAGTCGACGAGAAGCTAATGCCAGAACCCAACGAGAAAAGCAAATTGGCGCTAAGATACTCACATTTATGAGCCCATATGGCGAAATCACCAGAACTCAAAATTGGCGTGAGTTCCTCATTAAGAACGGCTTGAGCTATAACCTCGTTAGAGGCAAGGGCAAAATCTATGTAAAGGGGCCGAACGCTGGGTGGTCAATGACCAACGAAGAATACGTGAATCGTTGATCATTGTTACTGCTAGCTAGGTCTCCTTAGGTTGAGACTTTTCGATTTCGGCGAGATACTCCGCCAACGCATTCATTTCGATGTTGAGTTGAAGTTGTTCAACAACCATTTTCTGCATGACTTGCCCGTGCAGCGCTGCCCATTGGGGGCGTGTTTGATAGCGCGACTGACGCAGTGTCAGTTCTTGAATCATTCGTCCAAGAAGAAAGCGGCGCTCTTCAAGCCACTGTAGTCGTTCGTTCGAAATGGGCAGCATCATAGTCCTTGTAGCGGTCTTTAAACCAGGTTGGGGTTTCGCGATTAGTCCAGCGAGCGATAGCTGCCTTCGGACCCAGGTAATAATTTTGGTAAGCAACAACGGCATCAGTATCCTTGAATTCATCTGGCATCGCCTGCGGGAACGAAGTCATTCTCCCGCTTTTCAGACGCGATGGAACGTGACTTAAAAATTTCCCAATTGACGAATACGTTTTGTGAATTTTACCATATCGATGGGTGTACTCGGCAGCTGTTTCTTGGAACAGCTGAAACAACCAATTGTAATTCTCGGTTGTCTCGCGCGCCCAGACGGCACATGGGTGATTGACGTGGGATGCGTTGTAGCACTTTCGGTTTTCAACAATCAGTTCGACAACGTCTACAGACGGCGAAGCGATCTCGTCAAGAAACAGTTCAGTTCGAAAATGGAGTCGCGGTTCCTCGCCTGGCAACTTCATAAACTTTTTGACCTTGTCCTTCATGCCGATTTTCGTCGACATTGTCGAACCATCAGCAAGAGACTCCACACGATAGATTGGGTCTTGATAATCAAATGTGACGAGCTTGCCGTCTAAGATGCGGTGTGCTGTTGAGAGCAGTTGGGCATACTCAATGACCATCTTGACCACGTGTCTATCGAGGTGCTGCTGCGCGGCAATGCGCGGGTCAGTGTCTAAGGCAAAGATGTTCATCGTGCCAGCTCAGTGAGTTTTATTCTGCTCGAGGAATGCGAGCTTTTTCTGAGCGCTCCAGATTTCATAGTCTTCGTGTGTTTCGAAGTTATCTGGGTTTGGCTTCGATATTTCCGCGATCGCGTGCTGAAGGTGCGTGATTATGTCTTGAATAATCTCGACCTGCTTTGCTTTTGGAAGATGAAACGCTTGTTGTGTCATAAGTTCATTATAACACAACCAGGTTGATTACGCTCGAATCAGCACTTCACCTGTTTGAGCATTTGTAAATGTAACAGAAAGATTGTTGGCGTCGATAAACGTCAGGTCTTGCGGCAGAATCATTTTGTACGAACCGCCGACATCAACAAACACCTGTGTCAAACCGATGAATGGCGACGCAAGATCAAGATTGTGCGTGATGGTCACTGGGACGCCTGCCGCTGCGACGAACGGAACCTTCGCTGTTACGTTTGAACCTGGGACAGCTGAAGCAAGAACCGTCCAACTTACTGGACTAGCGCTTGTACACAACTTGAATGTGTTCGTTACTGTATCAAACCAAGTTTGCCCAAGGTACGGATTGGCAGGACCTGTTGGATCA